TCCTGAAACTCCCGCATCCCCTGCGATATCTAAAGCGTTGCGTGATAAGGGTATTCGCGCTCCTATGAAGATGAACACTCCCGGTATGGGGACTATGTTAGGCGCACCGCGCCCTCGTAGTGTAGCGTCTATGGGTAAGATCACTCCGGGTGTATCACCCTATGAGATACCACAAATGGCAAAAGGCGGTTCAGTGTCGGCTTCTAAACGAGCAGATGGATGCTGTGTTAAAGGCAAAACCAAAGGGAAAATGTTATGAAAAAGAAACGCTATGCTTCTGGCGGAATGACGCAAGCTGATATTGATGCAGGTCTAACACAAGCTGACGTTGATGCGGGTCTACGCGCAGGTCGCAATGAACGTATTTCTGACGAGGATCGTGCTGAAGCTTTGCGCATGGCGGGTACTTTGTCGGATCGCCAAGCGGCTGATCTTATGGGACGTGAGGTTCGTATGCCTGAAGCGCGTCCTGTGCCTGTAGCTCCCCGTAGAGCTATTACCCCCCGTCCTTTATCTGCCCCTCCTGCGGAACTTGTAGAGATGCCAGAAGAAGGTCCATCGGCGTCACCCGGCGCAAACCGTCGTCCTCCACCTAGTCCCGGCAGTTTTGATCGCCCCGGTCCTATTGGTGATTTGATTGATATGGTAATGCGTAATACTGGCAATGCTCGTAGAAGTCGCGCAGAAGCGGTTCGAGCAGGTAGGGCTGTGGAAGGTTCATTCAAAAAAGGTGGCTCTGTTAAGTCTTCCGCCTCTAAACGTGCTGACGGTTGCGCTGTTCGTGGTAAAACAAAAGGCCGGATGGTTTAATCATGGATCCAAAACGTCAAGCACAGATCGACAAGCAAAACGAAATGGCGCAATTAGCTGCTGAACGAATTCGTGGCGGCAAGAGTGCAGATGAGTTTGCTAGAGATTTTATTCAGGGCGAGCGCATGAAAGATGCAATCAAGAATCGCCCTGTTATGGACTTTGGTGGTAATCCTCCGACAGATGATGACACGCAAGAGTATCGTGATATGCGTGCGCAAACCGATGCTGGCTACAAGTACGCTACGGAAAACAAAAGTAAGGGCGGATCTATCAAAAAGATGGCTAAAGGCGGATCTGTTGGATCTGCGTCCAAACGAGCCGATGGTTGCGCGGTAAAAGGCAAAACTAAAGGCAGAATAGTATGAAACCCGTTGATAAAGACAGCAACCCCGGACTTGCAAAGTTACCCACTGAAGTACGCAATAAGATGGGTTACATGAAGAAGGGCGGTAAGGTATCTAGTCCGGTCAATAAGAAGGCGCTAGAAAAAGCTGGTTTTTACGACAAAGATCAAACTTCAGCCAAACGGAAAAGTATTATTAACAAAGTTACAACCAAGCCGCAGCGGATAGAAATGGTTGAGAAAATGTTTTTAACTAAGAAATCCGCTGTTAAAAGTAAAGCTCGCAAAAAGGTGATCTGATGAGAGCAAGCCGTGGTATGGGTGCGATCCTACCGTCAAAGATGCCAAAGGGTAAAACCATGCGCCGTAAAGACGGTGATACGTTTACGCAATATGCTGAAGGCGGCAAGGTAAAGTCTAAAGTTAATGAATCAGGTAATTACACCAAGCCAAGTTTGCGTAAGCGTATATTTAATAGCATCAAAGCTGCGGCGGTTCAGGGTACAGGCGCAGGGCAATGGAGCGGGCGTAAAGCACAGTTAATGGCTAAACGGTATAAAGCAGCGGGTGGTTCTTACAAATGAGTAGCTTAGCAAAGCCGCAACAGTCTTTAAAAGCTTGGGGCAAACAAGATTGGCAAACCAAGTCAGGCAAAAAGTCGTCTGAGACAGGTGAGCGATATTTGCCCAAGAAAGCTATTGAGTCCCTTAGCCCTGCGGAGTATGCAGCCACAACCAAAGCAAAGCGTAAAGGTAAGGCGGCAGGTAAGCAGTTTGTAGCTCAACCAAAACGTATTGCTAAGAAAACATCGGGGTTTAGATAATGGCTGTTTCTGGAACTACCGCGTTTAACCTAGACTTCGCTGAGTTAGCAGAAGAGGCATTTGAACGCGCCGGGCGAGAACTGCGTACAGGCTATGACTTACGCACCGCCGCACGTTCCATGAACCTGATGACCATTGAGTTCCAAAACCGTGGTATTAACATGTGGACGATTGACGAAGGAACAATTAACCTTATTCAAGGTCAAGCAGAATACGACTTACCCGCAGACACAATTGATCTACTAGATCATGTTATCCGCACAGGTTCAGGCAATGCCTCTACTCAGTCTGATCTGACCATCTCCCGCATTAGCGTATCAACATACGCCACAATCCCTAACAAGTTAGCCCAAGGTCGCCCTATCCAAGTATGGGTTCGTAGGCTTAGGGATAACCCTAAGATTGTTGTGTGGCCTGTTCCCGACCAAGGTACATCACCTACGCCCTATTACATCTTTAAATACTACCGTATGCGTCGTATTGATGATGCAGGTACGGGCGCTAATACTCAAGATGCTAACTTTAGATTCTTGCCAGCAATTTCGGCAGGACTTGCGTACTACATTGCCATGAAGATACCTGAGCTTGCACCACGCATGCCGATGCTAAAGCAAGAGTATGAGTTCCAATTTGATCTAGCGGCGCAAGAAGATCGAGAGAAGGCTTCGGTGCGGTTTGTACCTCGTATCATGGGTATCCGGAGTTAGCTGTGGGTAACAAGTTTGCATCCGATAGTATAGCAATTGCAGAGTGCGATATCTGCGGCTTTCGGTATAAACTACGCACATTGCGTTATCTTGTTGTTAAGACTAAAACGACCAATATAAAGGCGTGTAATGAGTGTTGGAGTCCAGATCAGCCGCAGCTCCAACTTGGTATGTATCCAGTTGATGATCCGCAAGCAATTCGCAATCCTCGACCAGACTTTACAGGGTATCCACAGAGTCGGTCACAAGTAATACAAGCAGTCGGTATGACAACTACTTCATTTGTTGGGCAAGTTACAATTTCTTAGGAGCCTATCATGGCATACAAACGTGGCGCTGATGGCGTAGCAAAAAAAGGTAAAACCGACGTAAAGAACCTTGGTTCTGATAGTGCGAGTCTCATGGGAATGAAGGGCGGCAAGAAATCTGCTGGCGTCACCACTGAGGCAATGAAAAAACTGGGTCGTGGTTTAGCCCGCGTTGCTAATCAGGGGTAATCATGGGCAAATACAGCCAAAAACTAATGGGTAAAGAAGTGGGTCCTGCCTCTGTTTATGCGGAGCCACACACCATGACAGGCAAGAAAATTGACTCAAAAGCTGCGCAGTCTGCGGTATCTGGTAGTGTTGATCCTAACACCTTATCGGCAAGAGATATGAGATGTGGTACACCAGCCCCTCGCGTAAGCACGGGTGACCCCGGACGCAATGACGTAAAGACTAGCGGGATTGTGGTGCGCGGTGGTAAGGCGCAGACGAAAGGTAAGATGGCACGAGGTCCGATGGCATGAACTATGCGACCTTGTGTATAAACATTGCTGACATTTGCGAGAATTCATTTACCGCAGACGAATTGGCTATGTTTGTACAGCAAGCAGAACAAAAAATCTACAACACTGTTCAGATAGCTAACTTACGCAAAAACGTAACTGGCGCACTTACCATTAACAACAAGTATCTCTCTGCACCGGGCGATTTCTTGTCCGTATATTCGTTGGCTGTCATTAAAGCTAATGGCTCTTACGAATATTTACTGAACAAAGACGTTAACTTCATTCGCCAAGCGTACCCTACGCCCACAAGCACAGGGTTGCCCAAGTATTACGCTATTTTCGGACCAAACAGTAGCTCGGTGACGGAATTGAGTTTAATCCTTGGACCCACGCCAGACGCCGCGTATTCGGTTGAACTCCATTATTTCTACTACCCAGAGTCAATTGTTACTGCTGGCACATCATGGCTAGGCGATAACTTTGATTCTGCGTTGCTTAACGGCGCATTGATTGAGGCAATTCGGTTTATCAAGGGTGAGGCAGATGTTATTGCCAACTACGATAAACTTTATTTACAATCTATGTTGTTACTCAAGAACTTGGGTGATGGTAAGCAAAGACAAGATGCGTATCGTTCAGGTCAGTTCCGTCAGGATGTGACATGATTACGCAAACCATTGTCAATTCGTACAAGAAAGGCTTGCTAGAAGGAGTGTTTAACTTTAGCAACACAAGTACCCAAGTTTTTAAGATTGCGCTCTATACCTCTTCTGCAACACTTAATGCAAGTACTACAGTGTATTCAGCAACGAATGAAGCAACCGGCACAGGTTATACGGCAGGTGGTAATATTTTAACAATTTCAACCTACCCTACGCTATCAAACAGCGTAGCGTTTATTAGCTTTTCTACAGTCACATGGTCGATTACATCAATTACGGCTCGTGGTGCGTTGATTTATAAGTTTGATGGGGCAACAAATCCAGCTATCGCCGTGTTGGATTTTGGTGAAGATAAGACTACATCTGGCGGCAACTTTGTTATTAACTTCCCATTAGCAGATTTTCAAAACGCCATTGTGCGTTCAGCGTAAGGATTAAAAATGTTAAACGATAAAACAACTTCTACAGACCAAATGACCGCAGGACTAATCATGGGTACACGCTCGACTGAAATAGCCGCAGCTACTGGGGTGTACAAGATTCAATGCTTTGATGCACAGGGAAACCTGAAGTGGGAAGCTGAGTCAAAGAACCTTGTGGTCAACGTTGGTCTGCAAGACATGAACGCCAAGTACTTCACAGGCAGTGCTTATACAGCGACTTGGTATCTTGGTCTCTACGGTGCTGGTGCGTCTAACACGCCTGCTGCAAGTGATACTATGTCTTCTCACGCAGGTTGGGTTGAAATTGCGCCTTACAGCAACGTCACACGCCCTGTCTGCACGTTTGCAACACCGACCACGGCTAACCCCTCGGTGGCTACTAACTCAGCTTCCCCCGCATCGTTTACGATTACTTCAACAGCAACGGTTGGTGGCGCTTTCTTAACAAACAACAGCACCGTTAGCGGTACAGCAGGTACGTTGTATTCGGCAGCAGACTTTTCTGCACCGGGTGATCGTGCTGTAACAAACGGCGATGTTTTAAACGTTGTTTACACACTTTCATTGGCGGGCTAATCATGTTTAAAAAAGGCGAAGTTGTTAAAGCTAAAGCTGTTATCCCTTCGGGTCCTGTTCAAGCATTGCGATTTAATGGTGAAGGCAATGTTGAGTATTTGGTTGAATGGAAAGATGCAAACGGTAACGCGCAGCAACGGTGGTTTACTGAAGACCAACTAGAGGCTTGATATGCCTGATGGCGGCTGGAGTTCTGGTACTTGGGGGCAAGCTGGATGGGGCATGTCAGTATATGACCGCCCTGTCAGTGAGACCGCAACAGCTACTGATGTTATTGGGTCTGGTTTAACAGCAGTATCAAGTATAGGTGAAACCGCTTTAGCCACAGATACAGTGATTGGAGTAACAAATATATTTACTTCAGCGGTAAGTGAAACAGGAACAGTTACAGATGCTACCTTTGGTGTTTTTGGCGCTCTTGGTGCGTCAATTTCAGAAAGTACATCAGCAAGTGATGTAATTATTTCTAGAGCTACTTTTAAAGGGTCAATATCTGAATCTTTAACAGCAACAGATTCGGTATCAACTATTAGTAATTTTGCTGCTAATATTAATGAAAACAGTACAGCTTCAGACCAAGCAGCAGCAACGTTTTTGTGGAATTTAATTAACGACACCCAGAATGCAAATTGGATTGACGTTGTAACGTAAGGATTATTATGCCAACCACCTATACCCCGATACTTCAATTAGCTTTACCCGCAACAGGCGAATTAAACGGCACTTGGGGTACAACCGTCAACGACAACATTACGTCGATGGTTGAACAAGCTATTGCGGGTCTAGCTACGATTAACACTTGGACTGCTGCGAGTCACACCCTTACCACAGCCAACGGTACAACCTCTGAAGCACGTTGTGCAATTCTGCAATGTTCAGGCGCACCGGGTGCGACGGCTACGGTTATCTGCCCTACGGCATCTAAAGTCTACATTATCAAGAACTCGGTAACAGGTGGGTACGCCGTTACGCTCAAGACTTCTGCAGGTACTGGGGTTTCGGTTGCCAATGGTGTTACGGCACTGTTGTACTGCGATGGTACAAACGTGGTAAGCGGCGATTTTAACGGTGACGTAGTAGGTCCCTCAAGCGCTACGGATAACGCCATTGCACGTTTTGATTTAACAACCGGCAAACTAATCCAGAACTCGCTTGTCACCATTGCTGACGATGGTGCGATTACCGCGCCGGGTGTCAGTAGCGTCATTCCTTTTTATTATGCCAACCAAGCTGCGTTTCCTAGCGCCTCGACTTACCACGGTGCTGTAGCTCACTCTCACGCAGATGGGGCGATGTATTTTGCTCACGCTGGCGTGTGGACGCGGATGTTAAACGATGGTGGTC